ATAAAATATATGAAATAATGTTAATAATTTAAAATTTTTTTCGTATATTTTAAAAAAAAAAGTTATGATAAAAATTAATGTAAGCAAATAAAAAGGAATAGAACCCGCGCTAAAAAAATATAAATACAGGGTTCAAAAAACAAGACAAAACGAGCAATTAAGGGATAGAGAGGAATTTGTAAAACCATCTATCGCCAGAAGAGATGAATTACTTAAAGCAATTTATAAACAAAAAATTAAAAGCAAAGAAGATAGGTCATAGTAACCCGTTCTTCAATTCAATAAGTTTATAATAGTCAAATTTTGTGGTGTCAGATTTATTTATTTCTGACATCACATTTTTTAATTTATCTTTTAACGTATCCTCGCTCGATTCTTTAATCAAAGAGTCAATTTTACTGGATAATTCCTTTTTAAGGTTTTTTGTTTCTTTTATTAATTCATCGTTGGGCATCGAAACAATTTTATTAAATGTTTCTTTTTGTTCCTCACTTAAAAAATCTGAATATTTTATATTAAAATTGTTAACCAACACAGCATTTAACAGTGAGTGATTTTCTATTTGAATTTCACTTGGGTTTTCGTCTTGTTTTTTTTCTTTTAGTAAGTGTTCAATTAAATTTTCTCTAGCATCTATTTTTTTGGATATATTGTGTATTGTGGTTTCTTCTGAAAGAATATCTAAATTTTCATACAAAGAATTTTTTTCAGACTCAATATCTTTTAATTCTTTAGTAAAATTCTTCAAATCTTTTTTCACGGTTTTCATTTTTTCAATTAAAATAGGTTCAATTGATTCCACATATAATTTGGCCTTATCTTTTGATGTGATGTTTAAATTTTCTATGTTTTCATAGAAAGTATACATTTCGGATAATGTTTTATTTGATGTGATTGATTTTATGGTATTTTTTAATTCCACTTTATTTTTTGATGTATATAAATCAGTTAACTTGGTTAACATTTTTAATTTAAATTCTCCAAAATTTGTCATTTGATTATTGGTTTAGTATATCGTTTAATTTATTTTCTATTTCATAAATATTCTGTTGTGCTTTATTAATATCAAATAAATCTTCTAAATTGTTAGATTCACCTAAAAAATTTGTTAATCTAATTTTTTTATTTTCACTTAGAGGAGCCTCACCACCGGCCGGTGGTGAGGGTGATGAAGGTGGTGTTGGTGGTGCTCCCATATCCATACCCCCACCCGCTTCAGCGCCTTCTGGTGATTGTGCAGCTTCCCTTTCATTTTCGGGAATACCATATTTGGAATCGACCTCATCAAAAACACCCGAACGTTTTATTACCATTTGAGTATTAGTTAATTCAAAACCAATCGCCCTTTCTAATCTTTGTTGTTGTAAATCTAAAACAACTTCACTATCACTCATACCCAAAATATTCTTTTTTGCCCATGTATGTGAAACGGGTAATATACCTATTTGAGATTGGTCGGAAGTGGCGTCTTTATATAATAAAATTTTTTCTTTCCATTGTTCAATTCTTAATAAATCTGACTGAGCGGATGGGTTTGTTAGAGATAATGAAAAATTATTTAATTCATCTTCTAATCCAACTAAATACAAATGAATTAAAGCGATTTTATTTAACTCATGTATTAAAGATTTTTGAATTCTATTAATTGTTCTTGCGAACCTAATGTCCATTAGTGCTAATGTTTTACCATCACCAACAACTTCTTCAAAACCCAAAAAGGCTTTTGGTATTCTTAGTGCAGCTAACATTTTTTTCTGAATATATTCAATATCCGCAATTTCTCCCAAATTTTGAGCACCAGGTAATGTTTCAATTGGATTTGTTTGAGCCGGGTCACGAACAGGAATAAAATAATCTTGGTCTACCGCCATTTGATTATACCTCATATCAACTTGACCATTTCTTGAATCAACAACTTGGTCCCTTTTAAATTTATTCGCAACTCTTTGCACATATGGTTCAATATCTTTGTCGTCCATGTTACCAACAAAAACCTTAAAGACTCTTCTTTCGGGTGCCCTTGTTGTTCTATAAATTAACATTGCATCTTCAGCTAATAACAGTTGTTTCCATATTCTCCTAATTTTATCTAACATACTGGTACCATATGGAAGTTTTCTATCGTCACCTAATAATCTAAAATGTGCAATTTCCCAAGATTGAAATTCCATATCTTTATTTGTCCATTGAAATCTAAGTTCCCTACTTGGCATCTGCATAACATCCATTTGGTTAGGGGTTTTACTTTCTTTACCTTCTAATCTTGTTATTTCAATGTTAGGTAATTGTTGACATCCAACGATACCCTTTTCTGGGTCGACTTTTAAATAAACAAAATTGTCACCATATTTACACATACCTCTAGCCCACATTTGTAAATTAGTGTTTAAATCCAATCTGTTTACAAATAAATCTTCTAATGTTGATTTAATTCTATCGGATTCCGAAAAAATTGTTAACAAGTTTCCCTTTTCAGATAATGTTGTAGATTCTTCAGCGTATATATCCAAAGCGGCTGAAATTTCAGGGGTGAACTCCATCGACTCAACATCATAATACATTGATAATCTGTTTGGTTCATAATAAACAGATTGGTTATATAGTGATTGGTCAAGTTTAGAAAATTTATCAGCGATGTATTGAGTTTGTTGTGCCTGCAACATCGCCTTTTCATATTCTTCTCTACTACTCGTTTTTAAAATTTCTTCTTTATCGAATTTAAAAGATGGTGCTTCTTCAGGAGTTACTTTACCGGGAAAACCAAATATTTTTGTTAATCTTTGAAATACTGTTAAATTATCAGCCATATATATAAATAGTTAAAAAGAATATAAATAAAAATTAGTTTAAAATAAACGATTAACGTTGTTTACCAAATAACCAAGAATATTGTTTATATTGTTCTTTTGTTGCATTATTGTTTTGTTGAAAAATAGGATTACCATCCGATGACATTGAACCAATTTGGTCAAATGATGTTCCATATGAATAAAATGATTTATTTGGTTCATATGTCCTCTCAGATATTGTCCACGATTCTAACATCGCCTTATTTGCGTTTTCATTTTTACTTAGTTGAGCAAAAGAAATATCACCAACATATAGTGCCATAGACATACTCATGATAGCATCATCGTGAGCCCCTTTCATGTGGTCTGGTCTACCGTTGATGTAAACAAACGTGTTCAATTCGTTCATTAATCTTGCTGACCTAACTTGAAACCCTTTTCTCAATTGCTCTTCAAATGCCGCTACAATTTGAGTTCTTTTATTATTGAAGTTAATACCTGGAATTTTTTCCATTGATTTAGAATTATATTCCCAAATATTCTTTGTGTTAATACCATCAATGTATAGATTTTTATAGTTCAATTCTTGTAGTTTTCTAGATGTCGCAACACCCATCCCACCAGTAATATCAACAACAATAAACGCTTCGTAAAGAACGCCCCATTTATAAGCAATAGATGCTAAATCATCAGGTGGTATTTTACCGATATATTCTGCAACTTGTTCTCTTTCATCAAAATCAATAATGTTTATTGATGAAAAATCCTCACTATCACCTCTACTAACATCAACACCCATTATGTATTTATGACCTTGTACAGGTTCTTTCCATTGCCAAAAAGTACCTTGCATGTACTTTTCTTTCGGGTCCCTCAACATATTTTTTACAATATTATCTTGGACCTCCGAAGGAATAACACCATCACCCGAACCGAGAAAGTCACATTCTAATTCTTGAGCAATTTTTCGTCTATCAAATTTGAATTTTTTAGACATTCTCTCAAACCAATCAGATAAAGGTTTATAACCCTCTTCTTCATATTGTTTGTAATTTTCAATTTCAAAGTCGGTCATGACAACTTCGTCATCATCATATTGTTCTCTATTTAACATATAATGAACGATATCACTACACTTAACCCATCTTAAATCTTTTGTGTATCTCGGGTCTTTAAACCATCTTAAGTCAGTTATATGAAAATCATTAACACCCCTAATGGCTTGGTCATACACACCGTAATAAATTGGGTCAAAACCATTTGGTGTGGAAATAAGAATAATCTTACCACCCGTAGACAATGATGCCATAGATGCTGCCCAAAAATCTTCGCCCGCTTCAATATAAGCAGCTTCGTCAAAAATTAATATTGTTGGAGTGTAACCTCTCAAAGCATCTGCGGATGTTGCAACTGCCTTTACTTCACAACCGTTGTTTAGTCTAAATCTACTTTCTGAATTTTTATCCGGTGAAAACCCAACATTAATCCAATCC